ACTGGTGGGCCTCTCTAAGTGCTGCATAAAAGTGGGTTGTAACTAGGCTAAAAGTAGTATGAAAGGACTACTAAACTACGTAAAAGGAGGCGATAAGTGTGCCTGGTATTAAAGTAACTGGTTCCTCTAAGACCACGAGAGATATTAGGCCCGCCTTAACGCCAGAAGCCAGAGAGAATCAACTCATATCTTTGGCCGTTGACTTGGCTGAGAAACAACTTCAAGAAGGTACGGCCTCTTCTCAGGTGATAACACATTATCTCAAGCTCGGTTCGACTAAAGAACGAATCGAAAAGGAGATTCTTGAAAAGCAGAAGGAGCTAATCACCGCAAAAACAGAAGCGCTTAAGTCAGCGCAACGAATTGAGGAACTTTATAACAAAGCAATCAGTGCTATGCGTAAATATAGCGGACAAGGGAATGACGAAGATGAAGACGAGTATTAAGACTTATTCTGAGTTGATAACCTTGCCGACATTTGAAGAACGATACGAATATTTGAGATTGGATGGAACAGTCTGCGAAGAAACATTTGGATTCAATAGATATATCAATCAAGAATTCTATCAGAGATCTCAAGAATGGAAGCGAATACGTGACTACGTTATTATTCGCGACCAAGGATGTGACTTAGGAATCGAAGGTCGAGAGATACGAGGAAAGATTCTTGTTCATCACATGAACCCGATTACCAAAGATGACATCTTGAAGCAAACTAAATTTCTTCTCGATCCCGAGTATTTGATATGCACTCTAAAAAGCACGCACGATGCAATACATTATGGCGATGCAAATTTATTAATGAAAGGTCCGGTCGTAAGAACGGCAAATGACACTTGTCCTTGGAGGAAATAACATATGGAAAGCATATTGAAATCAATTAAAAAACTTCTTGGTATTTCCGATGACGAAACTCATTTCGACTCGGACTTAATCATGCATATAAATTCGGTATTTGCCATTCTCAATCAATTGGGAGTCGGACCGAGTAAAAGTTTCAGCATTCAAGATGACACTGCTGTTTGGGACGACTTTATCGAAGACGATCCGAACTTCAATGATGTTAAAACCTACATATATCTGAAGGTGAGACTTTTATTTGATCCGCCTGCAAACTCGTCGGTATTGAGTGCGATGGAGCGGCAAATAAGCGAGTTGGAGTGGCGTTTGAATGTAAGCGCTTACTCTAAATCAATGGAGGAAACAGACGATGGCGGAGTATAACAACGAACTCTATCATTACGGCGTTCTCGGTATGAAGTGGGGTGTTCGTCGAGGCCAAAACAAACTCGATAGAATCGACCGAAAATCCAAGAAAGGAAATTGGAGTCCCGAAGCTACCGAGGTCGCAAAAATCAGAACTAAGAAAGTCAGTCAGATGACTAACGCCGAGCTCAATAAAGTTAACAACCGAAAGAACTTGGAGCGGAATTACAGTCAATTGAATCCGGGGGCAGTCAAGAAAGGTCTAGCTATTGCTGGGACAGTTGCTGGTGCATTAGGCACAGTTGTAGCTCTCCAAGCAAATGGCGGGAAGGTAATAAAACTTGGCAAAGACGTCGTTAAGAAAATTATTAAGAGGTGAAACTATGTGGCAATACAATTACACTTCCGATGAGCTTTATCATTGGGGCGTTCTCGGTATGAAGTGGGGTAAGCGGAAGGCCAAAGGTGTGCAAAGCGATGCCTCATATCGCAGAGAAAAGATTAAAGAAGCAACTGCCAAGATCGATAGAAAGATGGCTAAGAAGCAAGCTAAGATCGAAAAGAAAAATGCAAAGATCGAAAAGGCTGGCGGCAAAAAGAAATACATAGCGAAAAAAGTGTTAAAAGGTTCGCTCTTAACCGCCGGTATCGTAGGCGGAACGTTTGGAGTAGCGAAAGCATCAATGGCTCTTTCTGATTTCGGTGATCAAATTAACAGGGGCATCGATGTAGTAAACGATTTGGGTGACCGTTTCTTTAACCGCTATTAATTAAAATCGAAAAGGAGGCAGATATGTCGAACAACAACAAAGATGAACTCTATCATTACGGCGTTCTCGGTATGAAGTGGGGCAAACGTAAATCTGCTTTGAATAGACAGAACGCCTCTGATTACAAGGGTAAAGGTTTAACCGTTTCGCAAGCCTCTCGTCAGGCGAAGAAAGATGCAGCCACTGCTAAAAAAGAAGCTAAAGCTGAAAAGAAAGCAGCAAAGGCCAATATGTCTTCCAAAGATAAACTTAAAAAAGCTGTGGGTAAGGGAAAGAAGATCATTGCCCGAGCAGCGGTTTTAAGTTTGGCAGACGACGTATTCTACGGCGGCAAAGTAAAGAAAACCGCCGGGGCAGTAATCAAACAAGTCGGAAGAAAAGCTACCGAAGCATGGATGTATAAGCACGGAGCGATTTCAGTTACTTGGCTGGATTAAAGGAGGGATGAAAGAATGGCATTATCGAATACGGCCACCCCAAAATATTACGGCCAATTTCGAGATGCTGTAATGCAAGGAGAAATACCAATATGTAAAGAAATCGCTATGGAGATGAATCGTATAGACGATTTAATAGCGAATCCTGGCGTTTGGTATGACGATCAAGCAGTTGAAGGTTTCATAAGTTTTTGCGAATGTGAATTAACCCTAACTGACGGTGAAGATCTCGTATTATTGGACACTTTCAAACTATGGGCCGAGCAAATATTTTGTTGGTACTATTTCGTAGAAAGAAGCGTCTACGTTCCGTCTCCTGACGGTCACGGTGGACGTTATGTAAAGAAATCGATAAAGAAAAGACTCGTTAATAAACAGTATTTGATTATACCCAGAGGTGCAGCCAAATCGATGTATGCAGAAGCTATCCAAGCTTTCTTCTTAAATGTCGATACATCTACAACCCATCAGATAACAACTGCTCCTACTATGAAGCAGGCTGAAGAAGTGATGTCACCGCTTAGAACAGCTATAACTAGAGCTAGAGGGCCATTGTTCCAGTTTCTGACGGAAGGGTCTATACAAAACACTACCGGTCCAAAAGCAAATCGTGTGAAACTTGCTTCGACAAAGAAGGGCATCGAAAACTTTCTTACTGGATCTTTACTCGAGATCCGACCGATGAGCATAGACAAGCTTCAAGGTTTACGTGCTAGGATAGCGACCGTCGATGAATGGCTCTCGGGCGACATTCGAGAAGATGTTATCGGTGCCATCGAACAAGGTGCATCAAAGAATGACGACTATCTTATAGTAGCAACTAGCTCAGAAGGTACTGTCCGTAACGGAAGCGGCGATACAATCAAAATGGAGTTGATGGACATTCTGCAAGGAAACTACATCAACCCGCATGTATCCATTTGGTACTACAAATTGGATTCTATTGATGAAGTTGGGAATCCCGAAATGTGGATCAAAGCCCAACCAAATCTTGGTAAGACCGTTTCTTATGAAGTCTATCAATTGGACGTGGATCGAGCTGAAAAAGCACCGGCTACAAGGAACGACATCTTAGCAAAACGTTTCGGTATTCCGACGGAAGGCTACACGTATTACTTTACATATGAAGAAACCCTTCCTCATAGAAAGAGAGATTACTGGCAGTTGCCGTGTTCACTCGGAGCGGACTTGTCACAAGGTGATGACTTTTGTTCTTTCACTTTCTTGTTTCCTTTAGCTAATGGCGCATTTGGAGTAAAGACAAGAAACTACATATCATCGTTAACTCTGTCCAAACTTCCGTCTGCTATGCGATTGAAGTATGACGAATTCATAAAAGAAGGGAGTTTGATAGTGCTAGATTGCACTGTCCTCGACATGATGCAAGTGTACGAAGATCTTGACAACCATATATCGAAATGCGGTTATGATGTACGATGCTTTGGCTTCGACCCTTATAACGCTAAAGATTTTGTAGCAAGATGGGAATCTGAAAATGGACCGTTCGGTATTGAGAAAGTTATACAGGGTGCTAAAACAGAATCAGTTCCTTTAGGCGAATTAAAGAAGCTTTCTGAAGAAAGAATGCTTTTGTTCGACGAAGAACTTATGTCGTTTGCAATGGGGAACTGTATAACGATTGAAGACACAAATGGTAATCGTAAGCTCTCGAAGAAGAGATACGAAGCCAAAATAGATAGCGTTGCAGCTATGCTCGACGCATACGTAGCATACAAAATAAACAGAGAAGCATTTGACTAAGGAGTATATATGGACAACAAAGATGAACTCTACCATTATGGCGTTCTTGGCATGAAGTGGGGTAAACACAGAATGCAGAAATACCATGAAAAAATGGTAAACAAAAGAGAAATAGCTAGAGTTTCGGCAAAAGAATGGCAGGAAATTGGCGCTAATAAGCAGCAAAAATTATTAGCGAAAGGCAAAGTTGAAAAGGCAAATAAAGCGAAAGATCGTTATGATCAGTACGCAAAAAAAGATTTAGCCGATGCCGAAAAGTATAAGCAAAAGTATATGGAGAAGAAAAAAGCATATACCGCTAAAACAAATAGGATATCTGGAGCAACTCGTAAAGCAGTTGATAATATGTCTACTGGTAAAGCGCTTGTACAATCTTATTTACTTGGTAGCTACGGATCACTAGTTTACAACAGTGCAAGAACAAAAGGCGTATCTAAAGGAAAAGCCATAGTACAAGCAATTGCGAACAATTGGGCTAACAATCTTTCTTTAGGCAAATTAAGTAAAAGAGCAGATCTGTTGTAAGTCACTTTACTAACTAAACGTAAAAGGAGGTAAACCATGTGGGTGATTCGATAGGATCCAGACTGAAACATGCCTGGAATGCATTTTTTAACAAAGATCCCACGCCCGTTAAATGGGATCATGGAGCATCGTATTCATATCGCCCAGATAGGCCACGCCTAACAAGAGGCAACGAACGCTCCATTGTTACAGCTATTTATAACAGAATAGCGCTGGATGTTTCTGCTTTGATCATGAAGCATTGCCGACTTGATGAAAACGGACGATATTCAGAAGATGTAGATTCAAAATTTATAGATGTTTGACCGTAGAAGCAAATCTCGATCAAACAGCAAGAGCATTTAAACAAGACATAGTTATGTCGATGCTCGATGAAGGATGTGTGGCGGTAGTGCCAGTCGATACTAATCAAGATCCTCTAAAGGGTTCTTACGATATATTGACCATGCGAACCGGCAAGATTTTGGAATGGCGCCCCTCTACCATAAAGGTTAGAGCGTACAATGAAAAAACTGGCGAAAAAGAAGATATAGTAGTTCCAAAATGTACAACTGCGATTATTGAAAATCCTCTTTATGCGGTGATAAACGAGCCGAATTCAACGATGCAGCGTCTTATAAGAAAGTTAAACTTATTGGATGCGGTTGACGAACAAAGTAGTGCCGGTAAATTGGATTTGATAATTCAGTTACCATACATTATTAAAACCGATGCCAGACGTCAGCAAGCGGAAGCGAGACGCAAAGATATTGAGATGCAGCTCTCTGGATCTAAGTATGGAATTGCGTACACAGACGGAACTGAACGAATAA